GAATCCCCATTAGGATAATAAAACCATAAAGCAGCATTCTTTTGCTCTATCCATTTTTCTAATTCTACTACTTCTAATACTTCACCTTTATAGGATATAGCTAATGCAGCGTTATGAGATCCGTGAATACCTAAATTGAAATAAGAACGTTCATATGTCCAATGGTCTGACCAGGTTTTATCCCAGCTATAATCTTCTACTTCCCAAGGAAATCTTTCGTAAGTAAGTTTAGGTCTATTAAAATTAGTTCCTTCTCTATGAAAATCTTTTAAATTATTTTGACCTCTTAATATATTAATATAATCTGAAAATGTAGATAAGAAACTACCTAAAAATATATCTGCTTTTGAACAAACTATTTGATCTACTAATAAAGCACAAATATCTTCACTAACATTAGGATGAGTATCTTTAATAAGATGAGCCATATAAGGATAAAAATCACCTGCAAAATAATAAGTATAGCCAGCTTGTTTTAAAAATTGAAATATTTCTCTTCTACTTTCATCTGTAGCTATAAATAAAGGTTTATCTTTTGGTATTCTATCTTCTATATCTTTAAGTAGATTAGTAAATTGATTTTCTGATTCATGTTTACGTACATTTAAAAAATCATTTCTTCTAATATGAATAGCATTAAAATCATTATTTAAATGGTTACATACTTTATCTGCAATATCAAAGAATTCTTTTCTATATTGAATACCTTTATTTACTTTTTCTTTTATTCTATTTCTTTCAATAGGTCCATTTCCATAAACATGATAATTAAAATGACCGAATAAGTTTCTTGGAAAGTAGAGATATTTTTTATCTGAGTTTACATTTATTAATACATCTCTTTTTTGTTTAAATAAATTAAAATCTTCTTCGTCGTCTATATCATTGTATATAACACAATTTTGATCTACAGGTCCTCTTTGTGCTTTTAATCTTTCTAACTTATCTCCAAATAAAATTACCTCTACATCATCTCTTTTATGCACGCCCCATAAATGATCTTTCTTATTATCATATTGAGTTACTTCAGTACCATCATAATCAATACATTTAAACGTAGAAGTATATTTTTCATAGTCTAATAAAGAGAACATATCAATCCAAGACTCTTTATCTTGCCATTGAGATAAAAATAAACAGTAAATTCTTTCAGGAAGTATAATAGTTCTACCGGTAATCTCAGATATAGCACCGATAAGTTCATAGGTCATTCTTATATTAGAAAAACCGCCCCACCAAGGTTCAAAAATTATATATTTATCCTTCGTTGCCTTCATATGTCCAGTCAGCTAATTTATAATGGACATAAAAGTTTCTAAACCAATTACCTTTAAAAGGTTCATCTCTACCATGAGAGCATTTTGCTGATTCGTAAAGAATTATGTCGCCAATTTCAGCATATACTTTATGCCAATTTCCTTCAGGATCTTGTACTTCTAGTGCCCAATCATTTTCTACTCCTTTTGTTTGTGTACAACCGCAATCTAAATCTTTATCTACTATTACTATAGCTGAAATGTGGTGTGTTGCTATTCTATCTGTATGTTGAATTAAAGTAGCACCTTTATTATAAGAACGTATTCCATATACAAAAGATTTTTCTAACTTCTCTCCACTCCATTCTTCGTGTAAAGGTTTTAACTCATCATGAATAATATCTCTAATTGTAGGGATATTTTCTAAACTAAAAAAGTCACTAGTATTACCTTCACCAACTATAATACCATCTTTACCTGGAAAGTTTTCTTCATGTTTAACGTTACTATTTTTAAGTAAGTTATAACTCTCTCTAATCATATTCCAAGCTTTATCTGGACATTTAACTACTTTGAATCCTTCTTTAGTAAAATAAGGTAAATCTTCTTTTGTAGTAAATTTATTTTTACGAGACTCTAAAAATAATCTTCCATCTTCAGCTCCTTGATGTTCTTTTTCTCTCCACCAAGAAGTAACAATATACTTTGTCCCTTTAGTAACTTCTTGTCCTTCATGTAAAGCTTCTTGAATCAAATTACCATTAGGGTACATATTTTCCCATACGATAGCCATTCCCTTTTTACCTGTAAACTTCATGTTTAACGTAGGAAAATTAGTCGCTCCCCCTTCGAATTCATCATTTAGATAAATCATTAAGGTATGAGTTCTATTACCAGAAGCTAAACAATTACTCTGATATGATTTACCTGAAAAGAAATCTGTATGAGGTTTAAAATATTGACCAGGTTCGTACCTTTGACCTTGTAACCCTTCTCCTTTTTTAATATTTTCTATTTGTAATTCATCTGCTATTCTCTGTTTTAAATTAGGAACTATATTATCAGATAAATTACTTGTCATGGAGTTTCTAGATCCATACTCCAAACCTCCACTAGCTAAATCATCATTAGATACTCTTGAAGGTGCATTGTGCTCATCGATATGAGCGATAATTTTGTCGCATTCCTCGTCTGTAAGGAAATTTTCTATACTATATAATTTCATTTTTAACCGTCACAACTTAAACATTCATCAGAAGTTCTAGAACCTATATCTCCATTTATAACTGAATCAGTTCTTAAATAATAAAGAGTCTTGATTCCTAACTTCCAAGCTGATTGATGTACTAAATTAATAAATTTAGGACTATCTGTAGGATCAAATGCTAAATTTAATGATTGCGCTTGATCAACATATTGCTGTCTTATAGCAGCTTGTTCTACTAAACCTAATTGATTGATTTCTGCAAAGGTATAAAAGATTTCTTTATCTTCTGCAGGCATAATCTCAGTAGGTAAATTCATTATAGAACCTCTATCTTTTAAAATTTGATCCCATACCTCATCGGTATTATGTCCTCTTTTTAATAAATAGTTCTCTAATGCTTTATTTCTTCTAATAAAAGTGCCTTTAGCAGAATTAAAAGTATATACATTTGCTGGTATTGGTTCTATACCTGCTGATACACTTCCTGCTATTGTACTATTAGAAACAGTTGGAGCAATTGCAAGTAAGTGAGTATTTCTCATTCCTGTACCTCTACACCAACCTGGTTCTCCATATTCCTCTGCTAATTTTCTAGATGCTGCTTCTGCTTGACTTTTAATCTGACTAAAAATAGTATTAGTCCACGAAGTTGCAGCTACTGAAACAAAAGGTATTTCTTTCTGCTGTAAGAAAGTATGCCATCCTAATACTCCTAATCCTAATGCTCTACCTTTTTTAGCACTTCTATGAGATCTAACTAATGATTCTCTACCAGAAGTTTTAGCTAAAAATTCTTCTAATACTCCATCTAAGAAATAAATACCAGTTTCTACTAAGTCAGTATTTTTCCATTCATCGTATTTAGCTAAATTTACAGAAGATAAACAACAAACAAAACTATGTTCTTCATCAGTAAATAAAGTAATTTCTGAGCATATATTAGTCATTGTAACATCTAAATTATTCTTAAGATAGGCTGGAGGATTATTTTTATTTACATTATCCTTATACATAATATAAGGTTCTCCTGTTTCCATTCTAGATTTAAGAATCTCAATCCACAATTCCATAGCTTCAGGCTCTCTTCTTTCTAATCTTTCCATGAAAGAATCATCTACTACAACGCATTGATGTAAGTTAAGACATTGTCTATTTGGATCTCCTTTAGGTCTTCTTATTTGAAGATATTCTTTTATATCTGGATGATTTATATCTAAGTTAACAGAAGCTGCTCCTCTTCTTACTGCTCCTTGATTAGTAGCAATAATAGTAGAATCATAAATTTTAGCCCATGGCACTACTCCTTCTGATTGACCAGTAGAACCATTACCTATTTTAGCTCCCCTTCCTCTTACTCTAGATAAACTTATACCTACTCCACCACCTAGAGAAGTTAATCTCATAAGTTCTGCGTTAGTTAAACCAATACCTCTAATAGAATCTGGTGTATCAATACCAAAACAACTTATAGGTAAACCTCTATCAGTACCTGTATTTGAAAGTACTGGTGAAGCTAAATTCAACCAGCCTTTCCACATATAACGAAAAAATTTATTAGCCATTTCTGGTTTATCTAATCTTTTCGCTACTGTGTTAGCTACTCTTTTATATGCTTGTTTTACGTTTTCTCCAGGTAATAAATAACCTTTTGATATAGTTGCTAAGGAAATCTCGGTCATCCATTCTGGATAGTCTTTACCTGCTTCCCATTCAGAAGTATCAGTTATAATGCTCATGTTTAATTAAAATGCTTGAGACCAATCAACGTGGCCTTTTGAATAATTCGTTACTCTATTTGCAAAGAAGTCAGTATGTTGCTTACCAGCAATAACTGCATCAAACCATTTCATAGTTTTTAAAGCTCCTTTATCAATCTCTTCAGAAGGAATAATAGGCTCTAAACCAAGATCACTCATCTTAGTATTTACTCTATGCTTAATAAAATTCTTAAGTTCTTCTTTACCTAAATTTTCTAAGTCACCTAATTCAAAAACTTTATCAATAAAATCAAACTCTAATTTAAGAGCTAAATGAGCTGCTTCAGCGATTTCTTTTTGTAGTTTTTTAGTTTTCATTTTAGGATTCTCTTTCATAAGAGTTCTGAATAACCAACAACCAGCATCTGAGTGTAAAGATTCATCTCTTACTGACCACTCTACTATTTGTCCTACACCTTTAAGTTTATTTCTCATCTTAAAAGATAATAAAACTGCAAAAGAAGAAAATAAATTCACACCTTCTGTAAACGCAGAAAAAATTGCTAACGACTTTGCTCTATCATTCCAGTTAGGTTTTCCATCATGAGAATCTCTAACTTCCATTAATGCTTCAATTTTAGCAGCAGTAGATTCATCTTCTAAAAACTCAGCAAAATTATCTAATCCTAACTGCTCATTTAATAATGAATATGCTTCTGCATGTATTGTTTCAAAGGCTCCAAATGTTGTTGCCATTGCGATTACTTCTGGCTTTCTAAACCAGCTGGTTACTAGACCAGTCCAATAGTCATTTACGACTGTTTCTGTTTGTGCGAATCCTTTTAAGATAGCTCCTATTACATTCTTTTCTGTATCAGTTAAATTACTATTCCAGTCAGAAACATCATTAGCCATTGGTACTTCAGTATGTAGCCAATGAGCTTGTTGTTGTTTCATCCAGTAATCAAATGCTTGAGGGTATTCAAAAGGTTTATAAACTACTCTTTCTTTTAATAAACTCATAATAAAATTAATATATCAATATATAAATTAGGTTTGTATAGACGACGAATCCCTGACATAACATTCGAGTTGCCATGCAGGGACCTATCATAAATAGGCCTTGCCCTACGAATTCGTCTGTTCTAAACTAAAAAATTTGTTAGCAAGTTCATTAAAAGCTTTTGTAGGTTTATTTTCTACTAAACTTTCATCGTACTTACCTTCAATCTCAATATGGCCATTGTTGGTATCCATCTTCACATCGTACGTCATTCCATCCATTCCGTAACGATTTTTCATAACATGAATACGTCCTGTGCCCAATACTTTATCTTCTTTTTTTCTTGATAAAGATAAACAGATATCTGCTACCATCATCTTATCGTAGCTTCCTGCTGCCTTATCACCTTCGATTACATCGTCTTTAGCTCCCATTCTATTTACCTGAGATGGTGTTAGAATTGGTATTTTAAGATCTTTAGCTAATCCTTTAGTAGCAATAAAGACATCATCTATTTCATCTTTACGCTCACTATATCTTGACTTAGAAGGTGCTTTTAAATAATCAACGTAATCAATAACAACTAAATCAGGTTGATGACCCATATCAGTACACTTTTGAATATGAGCTTTTATAGTACCTACAGTAGCCATTTTAGGAGGATACTCTTTTACTATAAGCTTACCTTTTAAATTATTAACATAATTTTCAACTTCTTTACGATGTTTATTTACTTCATCAATACTACGCCCGGTAAAGTAGCAGTCAAATCTCTTACCTACATAATCCTCACCTAATTCTAAGGTATAGTAATTTACCTTATAACCTAACTGCACAGCATGGGCTGCTGCAGCCACCATAGTCCAAGATTTACCGCCACCCGGATTACCGAACATAATAATTAAATCACCAGGGCCGAATCCACCTTGAATCGCATCATTCATCACAGGCCAAGGAGTAGGTACAGTTGGTCTATAGTCTACTCTATATCTGGTTTCAATATCTTTGTTATACTCATGACCGATATTTTTATCCATACCAGCCTTCATAGCTTTTTCTATTCTATTTCTC